CGATGGTGATTTGAGATGGTAATAGGGTTGTGCCGCTTGTAGAAGTGGTTGCAAAATTTGCTTGAATAACTTGAACAAAAACAGTGCCGTTATATCTAAAAGTAGAATCTCTAGTTGTTTGAATATCTCCAGCGACTAAATTCGTTGTACCATCGTCTTTTTTAAGGTTCTTAACACCAGCAGAATTAACATTTACTGTTGAAGCTCCAGTATTTGCATTTCCTGCTCTAAATCTAATTGTCATTCCAGTAAAATAACCAACAGTTGCGCTAACTGGGTTAGTCATTGAGGATGCAAGGCTTAAAAGATAAGCATCAGCAACGCCGCTATCTATGTAGAAGTTATTTGCGGAATATCTTGATGTTGCAATTGAAACTTGGTTCAAGATTGCATCAGACGAAGTTTGACCAGACGAAGTTTGTAATGCTTCTAACTCTGTTGGAATCTGATTAAACTCTGTTGCAGAGCATGTATTTCCATTTATCTTTGATACTATGTCCATTTTCTATAAAATATAATTAAAAACAATTGATGTATTAGCTGGTTTTAGTTTGTTAAATAAACACTCAATAATCGACCCACCGCCACTACTAAAAGTGAAAGGGAAGGTTAAAGGGAAAACTGATGTTGGAGCTAAACTTGTTGGCATATTTATAATCATTGTAAACCTAGCTTGTTTAGGATTAGCAAAAAATGTAAATGGAAAAATTAGGGGGAAAGTTCCATATTCTATTCCATTGCTTATTTCAATCGTATATCCAAAGATAGCCGCCAAATCAATAAAATCTTGCTCTGTTAAAACTCCCAAAGAAGTCAGTTTAACTAAAATCTGCTCTCTTCTTTCCTCTAAAGAAAGTGAAGTTGTTTGTGTAAAACAGTCATCAGGTATTCCAACTGCACCTTCCCATCTAGCAATATATTCTAAATCGTTTGTGGTTAAAATATTGGTATTATCCCAAACATTTTGAAATATCTCATCAACTCTTGTGAACTCACCGCCTAAACCTAAGAATAGTTTGTAAAGGTTAGTTCCTTTAACATTTTTAGCTTGAAATAGCCTATCATTAGGCATATACTGGCTAATCGCCTGTTGGTGCTGTTCTAATGTATGAGCTTGGAAATTAGGCAAAAGTAATCACCCCCAATGTTCCAATTTGATTTAAACCAATTGTTGTATCTGCACTTGGCGCGGATAAAGTATAAATTGGCACGCTTCCACTTGAATCTATTGTTTGAGAAATAACTGCGTTAATATCAGCTAATTTAACATTCTCACCAATGTTGTTTGATAGCTTAAAGAAGTCAGTTAAAGAGTTTGTGATGGCTGTTTGCATTGCCGTTGTATTAGGGCTTAAACTTGAGAAAGTAACTGGAATAGATACGGCGGTCGGAGAAAAAACAATAACATCATCATCACTCATATGAGCTGGCTTAATTTCTAAGATTTTATCTTTTACAGTAGTAACTTCTGTCGAGCTTGGAATAATTGAGGCATCATTATCTCTAGTAAAACCAATTCTAACTTGACCTTCTTCCACATAAGAATAAGAGGCAGAAATAGTACCAGTCGCAGGAGTAGTAGGGCTTCCGCTTACAGGATAAGCAAAGGTGTTCGCATCAATTACAATAACTCTTTCTTCGATAACATTATAGTCACTTTGAACTGCGCCAGTAACAGTAACATAAGAGCCACTTACTAATCCGTGAGCAGTTGAGGTAGCTGTTGCAATTTGTCCAGCTCTTACAAGGCTTGAAATAGAAATTGAAGCAGAAGTTGTACTTGGTGAGAATATCCAAACTCTTGTTACACCAGCAATTAATTTTGCTTGGTTAATTAAAGCATTTACATTAAAAAATGAGAAAGGGAACTGTATTCTAAACAGAACTCTTGATCGGTAAGAAGTGTCTCCCTCAATATCAGTACCACCAGATAATTCACTAAAATCTACAAAAGCATTATTATTAACGCCAGCAATTGGGCTTCCTAATGTTAAAATTCCACCAGAAGTAATATTTGTATCTTGACCTTGAGAACTTGCAACAACAGCTACATTTGCAGTAGTCCATTCTGCAATAATTGTACCACTTGCACTTCCAGCAGTTCCAGCTTGGGTAAATTGAAATTGCGTAGCAGAAGTTACAGTAATTATAACATTTGAAGCATTAAAGTCAGAAGGACTTGCGCCAGTTATTGTAACAGTAATGCCACTTGCTAAATTATGAGCAGCGGTAAAATTAACAGTTACTAAAGTTCCAGTTCTTGACATTGAAGAAACTGAAACGCTGTTTAATGAAATTGTTGAAGTAGATTGTGTTGTATAAGTTACGCTAGAAGCACTTTGAAGGCTTGTGCCAGAAGGAATGGAAGTTGCAGCAGTTCCTGAGAAAACAACATTACCAGTTGCAGATGTTGCAACAGTTCTTGTAACGCCGTAAGTATTGCCCCATCTTTCTAAATAAACGCCAGTTGCGGTATTTACAAAGAATTGATTAATCATTATCAGAATTTTCTGATAATTGTCATAAACTCTGTAAGCTAAACCTTTGATTAAAGAACCTAAATATGACGTAGGCAAAAACGCCCCGCTGTCTGGCAACTGCGCGGTTACATCTGAAACAATCCTGTTATACACCTCTTTTCTATCAGAGGGTAGGTTTAATGTCATTAGCCGTGGTGTTAGCTTGCATTAATTGTGTTTATCCATAAATCATAATACTGCACAAATTCAGTATTATCATTTCTTATTGCCGTAATTGTCGCAGTTAATTTTTCTAAGTCAATGTTTTTTTCAACAAGAATATTAATTTCTTTTGCTATTCCTTTATCAATATACCATTGAAAAGCATCTTCTAAATAATTCTGGCAAATATTAACTGTATCATCATCTAATTTTTCTTGATAAAGCGTCCAAACTAAAGAGCCTTGCTCGAATCCATCTTCATTTAACTCATTGCCAATCCAACCTCCACGAGAACGAGGATCCTCAATCGAATCTTCTCTTTTTTGGCAAAAAATTGTCATCATAAAAGAAGTTTCAAGACCGCCAGTTAAAGCAAAGTCTCCACTCTCAAAAGAAATATCAAATATTCCATCAGAGTTTTTATGTAGTTTTAAATCTTTTATTGACATAATTAATATTTATTAAGATTGAATTAAGCCGTGCGTTCTTAACATTCCCAATATTAAATCAACAGTTGCATGAAGTTCCGATAAACCAGCTAGTGGGTTAGTAATTGGCGGCTGCTGCTCTTTTAAAACTTGTATTCCATTAACTTTATAAACTCCTGCAACATTAATATTCCCAGCTGCTTCAATAAGTGGAGTTGTTATATTAAGTCCGCCTTGCGCAGTAATATCAATTTGCTTGTCATCGGCGGTTGTAATGCTTATTGATCCATCTTGTTTAAAATAAATTTGATTTTGTTTTTTTCCGTAAATAATTTTTTCGCCTTCAAGAATTTTAGGCGCGCTGTCAACATCATAAGGTATTACATAATTCATTCCATATTCATCACCAACGCATAAAACATAACAAGAATCACCGACAGAAGGGCAAACATTGTCGCCAGTTGGTAAAACTAAAACTCCATTTTCAACATCAGTTGAAGCAGGATCTTTAAATTGCACTCTTATTCTGCCAAGTTCGCCAACAAATTCTAATTGTTTTATTTCTGCTATTCTAATCATTCTAATCCTAATTGTTTTAGCATGCCATTTGATTTAGTTTTTTTAACTTTTTTAATTTTTGGTTCAAAAACAGAATTAGTATAAGATAATTTGTCAACTAGACTCAATCTAACAAAAGAACCAGACTCTTTGCTTAAATTATAAGTAATGTCTTTTATCAAAAGGTTATCATCTACTTGAGCTAAGTTATCGGTTATCTGAACTAATTGATTTGCTTGCCAAGGTTCGTTTTTTTGAGGCTTGGTAAAGTTAGAAGAGCTGTTTAATGCCGTTGCTAAAGATTTAAAAGTAATTGGTCTTAAACCTTGTCTCCATCCAACTACGCTACAAGAATAAACATGGGATTTAGAATATCTAATATTGCATTCCCATTCAGCTCTTTCTTTGCATTGAGAGTTGTTTAGGTTAGCCACATAATCAACAAATTTTCTTGTCTTCCTTACTGATTTGTCATAAAAAACACCGCTATATTGAACTTTATTATTTTTTAAAGTATCAACAATAGGAGACTGATTTGGGGCAGGAGGGTTAGCAGCAAGATCAATAGTTTTGATTGGATTAGTTCCAGTTGAGTTTGAGATTATTTTATATTCATAATATCTATTTTTTAAATCCCTTTTAACAGAGGCATCCTTTATGTTGTTTTGAGATGTATCTACTGTGCCAGAAGATCCGCCTAAAAATCCACTTTTTTTATTAAGTTCTGTTAAATTTTGTAATTTAACAAGAGCTTGTTTGTTGCCTATTTTTCTAATAATAATATTTCCATTTCCATCAGTGCCTAAGACTAATCTTCTTTTGTCAGCTAGTCTTTGAATTAGCTCGTAAGCACTTTCATCTTTACTAAATCCAATTCCTTCCGAATTAGAAAATGGCTCTATATCTCCATATTCGTTGATAACTGCAATTTGATTTTCTGCCAAAGCCAAGCCTTCTTCAAAAGAGGTTGGAATGTTGAATTTACTTGATAAAGATGATAAGCTTGAAGGTATTTTTATTTTAGAAATTGAAGTTCCTATTTTTGTAGCACTTAAAACTTCATAGCCAACAGCTTCTAAAACCTTTTTTAAAACATTTTCAAAGGTTGTGGGTGTTGCAAAAACTTTGTTTGATATTCGGCTATCAATTAAATCAGAAACTTTATCTCGACCAGAAAATCTTACATCACAAGAGCTAGCAGAATAATCAATATCAACCTGATCGATATAGCCAGTTAAAAAAGGTTCGTCATCTAAATAAAGTTTAATTCCTTGCCCTTCATAAAAAATATCCGCATCTTGAGTTGGAATATTTATGTCAATATCAAAAGTCTTTCCAAAGAAATCTAAGCTTTCATTTACAGAAACGGATTTAAAAGTTTTAAAGCTAACTCCTGATATATCTATTGTTATGTTATCTTCAAAAGCCATTATTGGGAAAGTATGTTAATATTTCCGCTAACAAAGGCAGGATCTTCAATGTTATTTAAAAGAAGTATCTCGTCAGACTTATCGCTACTTCCATAATAATTATATGCCAAAACTGCGCTTGGCACACTATTTGTTTTTATGCTAACATAAAATGGCAATGTAGTTCTTAAATTTTTAAGAAATGATGTAGTTCCAACTTTTAAATTTTGTAAATTGTAATAAACATCTTCGTCTATTTTATTTGGATTCAAACTATCAAAAGCGGTGCTTAACCTTTCAATTATGCTGTCTATTTCCTCTTGCGAAGTATAATCAATATTTGTCGAAGCAAGGCAGGCAACAGCTAATGATGATGTTTTAAAGTAATTATCTAACTCTTGATTATTTGTGTTAAGTTGTTCATTCCTTGCAGAAGAAGCTGGGTATTGTTCATTTTTGCTTGAGTCAAAGATGTTCAAAGCAATGTCAACCATTGTATTGAAGTTATCTGTAATTGCCGATATTGCTCCAAATATATTTTGAAATCTTTGTGAAAGATTTGATGGTGTTTGCATCAAATTTGTCAAAGAAGCTGTCAAATCCGCAATATCAGCAACAAAAGCCGCAGCTTCATCAGCAACACCATTTACAGTAGAAACAATGTCATTTACTGTTTGTGTGGTATTTTGGATGTAATCCCTTGCAATGTTAAATCCTTCAATTCCTTTGTTATAATATTCAACAGCATTATCAAAAGCAGTTTTAGCACTTGCAAAATGTTGGTCAAACCATTTAGACAAAGCACTTTTACTATCTCCCTCTTCAGGATATTTATTGACACTTGACTCCGCAAAAGTTACTTTATACCTAGCAATTCCTAGTTGGTTGATAAAATCTTCATCAACAGAAGCAGAAACAACTACAACTTTTTTCTTGCCAATAGTAGGATGGGTTAAAGTTCCTCTTCCAATTGCGTTTAGGTTATCTTCTAGATTCTTTTTAGATCGCTTATATCGTGAAGAAGTAGTTTCCTGAATTTCAATGTCAAAGTCATAAATTCCAGACTTCTTACCCATATCTTGAACATATCTTTCAGAAGAGTTTGGATATTCGTGAATAACTGTTTTTCTTCCGAGTCCGCTATCGGAAACATTTCTTGCATAAAAAACAGCATTTTTGCCGTTTATGCTATAGCTTGCTCTATAAAGTCCGCTTTGTATGCTCATTTCTGCCCCGCTTTTACAGTTGAAGGGCGATTAGATTTGACATCTTTTACTTGAATATTGTTGTCGGATTTAATTGTAATTTCTATTTTTTGAGGTTCATTATTCATTCCCATAAAGCCACCAATTGTAGATAAGTCATTTGCAAAAATATTCTTTCCACTTTTATCTCTAAAATAATTTTTATCAAAATCTTCACCAACAAAATCTATATACTCTTTAAGAGGATTTGTATCTCCTGTTCTAGTAGCTATGGCACCAGCAGTTATTAAAGCTCCAGTATATTTAGCAGCTCCATAAGTTGTTAATTTTCCTAAATCAAAAACAGTTTGCTTATATGTATTTGCAAATTTATCTTTAAAATTTTCTACTTTTGATTCAGGTTTTTTTTCAGGAAATAAAGCATTTTTGATAACCATAATATCATTAGCAAAACCCGTAATTCCACTTGTAAAAGAACCTACGCTTTTTACAAAACTTGTCAGTCCTCTTACCGCCCCGATTTGAGTATCGTAAGTAAGCAAACCAATTTGATCTCCAAGCTCTTGGAAAGCGTTTTTAAGTCTTTTTTCCTCTCTGCCTAAAGTAAATGATTTTTTAATCATATCCTCGCCAAACATTTCGTTGATTATTTGAACAAGCTCTCTTAAAACATCTACGGAAGACAATTTTCCTGTTGCCATAGCTTGAGTAAAATATATACTAGCATTTTCATCAGTTATTCCTTTTGCACCTTTTTTTTCCGCATATCTTTTATATGCTTTGTGAAACATTGGCTTTACACCCGGAAGGTTAGCCATTTGCAAATTAACCTCTTGAGCATTTAAGACTTGTTTTGATAACATATCTTGAAAACCAAGCATGGTTCTTTCAAAGGCTGGTGTTTCCAAGTTTAATAAACCCGCATATCCACTAATATTTTCAAGCAATCCTTTTATCAAAGGGGCATCAGAAGCTCCTCCAGTTCCAAGTAATTTTAGATAAGATGGAGCAATAGTTGTAAAGTCAGCACCATATTTGTCAGCAACTCCTCTTAAATAATTAACTTCACCTTCAGATGTAGCTCCTTTCATTCCTTTTACTGTTGGAATTAAAGCAGTTAAACCAGCTCTTAAACCATCCATTTCAATAGTTACATCATGAATTTTTGAAGGGACAGATGCAGCCATGGCAATTGCTCGGTAATAACCCATACCTTTAGCGACATTTGCAAGAGAGACTCCTCCACCACCACCAAAAAAACTAGGTTGCTGTGAATGTTGCTGTGGTTGGCTTGGTTCTTTTGGTAATTTTGGTTGTTTTGGTTCTTTGCGAACAACTTCCTCATATCGACCTGTATAGGGATTAAACTTAATTGGTGAATAAGCCCCAACATATGCTTTTCTATTTGGAAGAGTTCTTCTATTAAAAGATGCCCCTGCGTCTTGTTCTATTATTCTACCAGTTCCAGTAACATCTATCATCGGTCTTTGACCATAAGGCATTACAGCACCGCCTCTTGAATATGGGACTATTCCAGTTCCAGCCGCACCTCTTCTGTAAGTTGAATTTATTGGTATAGTAAAGTTTGGCTTGTAAGCTTTGGGATTGTAAGATCCGCCGCTGCGTCCTCCACCCATCATTGTAAATGGACTGTTATACGGAACTAAGGCATTTTTAAGGCTTTTTTCATAAGCCCTGTTGGCTCTAAGTGCCGCTGCATTTATCTTAGAAGAGGAAAAGCTTTCACCAACTAAAGTAAATCCAGTTTTTGCTTTTTTTAATCTTTCAGCAGATGTTGCAATTTTGTCAGCTTGTTTTGCAAACTCTGCAAGTCCTTTAAAATCGCTACTATTAAATTTAAATTTTGTTAATTCTTGTATTTCAGATAGTTCTTTTTTTAGATTTTTTGTAATTGCAGAATATCCATCTAAAACTTCTAAAACATAGCTTATTTTATCACTCATCTTCTATGCCCCCTACTTCTTGAGTTAGCTAACTCTAGGGCTTTCTTTCTTTCATCAGCGGCTTTCTTTTGCTCGGATTGGCTATCTTTTACAGCAATATCATACCATTCAAATAATTCAGGGAAAGCCATGTTGTTAATATCGTTGTAGGTAAAAGCATTTGTATATTTTAAGAAGCTGAAAATTGATTCTCTAAACTTGCGCCTTTCTACTTTGTTGGCAAGAAAGGCGATATGTCTAAAAAACTTGAAGTATATTCCTCTAACAACACAATTGATGATCTAAAGTCTAACTCATCAATTTTAAGTTTTCCGCCTTCAACTGGAGTAATATAACCTTTTTCACAAAGAAAATTAAGAGCTTCAAACTTTTTATTCATTGTTAATAAATCTAAAAGCTTATCAGAATCGCAGAATTTAAGAGCCAACAAATTTACTTCTTTTGTTTTCTATACTCATTGTTAAAAAAATAAGAACATTCAGATAAAAGTTGATATTTTTTTTCTCTTAATAATTCTGTCATAATTAGTTAGTTAAAGTTACTTTAGAAGCGTTCCAAGTTAAGGAAATAACGCCATCAGAGCTGTGTTGAAAAGTAGGGTCGTTCATTAATGAAGCGTTTTTATATAATCTACTTTGACCAGCCCCATCTGGTATAATTTTAAGTATGTGATTGCCATTACTAGCTTTCCAAGCTTGAATTATAACCATAGGATCAGAATCGCTATCAGAATCAAGCATCATTATATCAAAAGTTATTTCAGAGACTTGAGTTTCTAAATTTTCAGATGGCAAAATAACG